AGTAATATATAATTAATAGGGGCCGGCGAAATCCGGCCTCTAAAAAAGCTATAAAAAACAATGACTTTAAATTATTGATTTCATTTACTTATTTCTTTTAAAACACCAAAATAATCCTTGTATTTTTAAAAAATAAATGTTATAATAATAGTATCAATTAACAAAAAATAAACTATGAAAAACTTTGAATGTAAAGAACCAAAATCCCCAGGCCTAATATTCTTATATTTTAAAAAAATTAAAATATCTGAATTGTTAGATAGATATGTAGATACAGGCGAATTGATAAACATACGTTCAACTAAATCTTATCACGAGCAACAATGGCGAGACAGTATTTTAAATAATGAATATGACGAAAAAAATAAAGTACCTCCAGTTGTAACTGAACTTAATGAATTAATAGCCGGTCGTCATAGAGTTGCCGGACACAAATTGGCTGGAAAAGATTACATAATTGTTGCAGTATGTAAATTTATAAATTATAAAAACAATATTCCAAAACACTGGATAACAGTATATCAAAGTTTAGAAAATAAAAAAACTTATTATCAAAATGAAAGAACAAATAAAGATATAATACATGTTGTAAAAACTCAAATATCATTAAAAACAATTAATCTTGATTATAATGAAATCTTACAATCTTTAAGAGATCAACAAGTAACTCCTTATAATTTAAGAAAACAATTAGCTAAAGAGATATTAGATAGTTATAGTAATAAAAAAACAGACGAAATAGCAACTTCATACAATACTGCTGAAAAAGTAGAATTTTTTGAAAAAAACTATAGTGATCAAAACTATTCTACATTAAACAATCATACAATTAATGAAGATACAAATAAACTATATCTATTAAAAGAATTTAAAAAAATAAAAGATAGATACTATACAATAATACCACATGAGATATTTAATATTCTCAATCAGTATAAAGAAAGAGATATACTTCCACAAGTTGAAGTTCTTTTTAGTATAAATCAAGACCTTAGTAAAAATGTTACTAAAGTTAGAACAGACGTAAAATTTTTAATTGAAAATTATGAACAATACATTAAAGATACTTACAACCTAATAACTAGTGAAAAATACAAAAGACCTGTATTAACATCAATACCTCAGATCAAAAAAGATTTTAATTTAAATTAATTTTTTTATATATTAATATCAAGATAGATAATGATTGACATTGTCTGCCTTTTGTGTTAATATATTATAATATTATGAAAAAGAAAAATAAAATATCTACTAATAATTCCAATAACTTGTTTGAACAATTATGTATTGAACGAGCAAAAAAATTATGTAATACAAAAAAAAAGTTATATGTTTTCTGGAGTGGTACTAAAAAAAGTACGGCAGTAGTTTTATCTCTACTAAAAGTAGCTTCTCCTACAATTAAAAATATTGACGGAGAACATATAAGTCAATTATGTTTTATTATGAATCAAAATTCTTTAAAAAAAGACTTTAAGACTTATTCCAAATTTCTGAACAAGCATCCGGGACACAATATTTACACTACAAAAATAACACGAAACCTTTTTAAAAATTTTTTAATACAAAATCAATTTGATCCTAAAAAAGATTTATTTGTAGGGTGTTCAACAGATTTACATAGATTATTTGAAAAAGATGTTGACTTTGAAAAAGAATTATGTTATACTCAAAGTATAACATGAAATACAATGAAGATAAAATCTTAAAAGAAATCCTAGACTATATTAGATCAACTTATGACCAACATTATTCTACAGGTCAAGATGGTTTTCAAGTACAAGATTTATTCAAGACTTTAAACATTGGAAAAGATTTTTGTCATGCCAACGCAATTAAGTATTTGTGTAGGTATGGTAAGAAGAACGGATATAACCGTGCTGACTTATTGAAGGCAGTACACTATGTTATATTATTATTAAACTATGATAAGGAGAACGTGAAATGAACCTAAGTACAGACACACTGGCCATTTTAAAGAATTTTAGTGAGATCAATAACAATATTCTTTTTAAACCAGGCAGTAAGTTAAATACAATATCTGCGATGAAAAATATTCTAGCAGAAGCAACAGTAACAGAAAAGTTTGAAACAGAATTTGGTATATATGATTTAACTGAATTTTTAAGAGCAGTAGATTTATTTGATAAACCTGCGATTAAAGTTAACGGTGCAAATTATGCAACAATTTCTGATGAAAAGAAACAACAAGCAATTAAATATTTCTTTGCTGACAAATCAGTATTAGTTGCGCCTTCTAAAAGTATCAACATGCCAGATAAGACTGTAGCATTTACTTTGAAAAAAGAAGATTTTGCTAAGATACAAAAAGCGGCTACAACTTTAAATCTTCCTGATATCGCAGTTAAAGGTAACGGTAAAGTAATATCTTTTGTTGCTACAGATAAGAAAAACAAATCATCAAATGATTATTCACTTGATATAGGTGAAACAGATAAAACGTTTACTGCTTATTTTAAAGCAGAAAACTTTAAGATCATCTCTGATGATTATGACGTTGCTATTTCTAAAGCAAAGATCAGTCATTTTATTAATAGAAGTAAACCAGTACAGTATTGGATAGCATTAGAGCCAGATTCGGAGTTCTAATATGAAGTTCTCCAGAACGGAATGGCATCAAGTCGCTTCTGAATTTCAATGTGATCTTTCTGATGAAGAAGTCATAAAGCAATTTGGTTCAGTACAACGCCTAAAGGAAATCATATCACACCAAGAGCAACAATGGGGTAGTAATATAAAACCTATGGGCGAACCTCCAACAGAAGAAGAAAACGAATTGTTAGATGAGGCTTGTGCTAATTATTCTGAAAGAGTTGATGATTGGTGGACAGACCGTAAAGGTGGTTACGAAGTTAGTTATAGTTATGAAGATTAAATTGAGGATTATATTATGTCAGATTTTTTGTGGGTTGAGCAATACAGACCCAAACGTATAGAAGATTGTATTTTATCGGAAGATTTAAAACAAACCTTCTTAGAGTTTATTAAGAAAAAAGAAATACCTAATCTATTATTATCAGGTACAGCCGGCACAGGTAAGACTACTGTTGCTCGTGCTTTATGTGAAGAAATAGGTGTTGATTACATTATCATAAACGGTTCAGATGAAGGCCGTCAGATTGATACATTAAGAAATAAGATTAAAAACTTTGCCTCTACTATATCTCTTACCAAAGAGGCCAATCATAAAGTTGTTATTATAGATGAAGCAGATTACATGAATGCTGATTCAGTTCAACCTGCGTTAAGAAACTTTATAGAAACTTTCTTTAATAATTGTAGATTTATCTTTACTTGTAATTATAAAAACAAGATCATACCAGCATTACATAGTCGTTGTACTGTAATTGATTTTAGAATTGTTAATGGTCAGAAAAAGAAAACAGCATTTCAATTCTTAGATAGATTAAAGTTTATTCTAAAAGAACAGAAGATTGAATTTGAGGAAAAGATATTAGTAGAATTAATACAAAAACATTATCCTGATTTTAGAAGAACGATTAACGAATTACAAAGATATTCTGTTCGTGGTAAAATAGATAGTGGAATTCTTTTTAATTTATCAGAATCAAACAGTAAAGAGTTAATGAAAAACATTAAAGATAAAAACTTTAATGATATGCGTAAATGGGTAGTTCAAAATATAGATAAAGAAGCAAGTGGATTATTTAAAGAAATTTATGACAACCTTTATACTTATTTAGAACCCAAATCAATTCCTCAAGCAATATTAATCATTGCCGGATATCAATATAAATCAGCCTTTGTAGCAGATCAAGAAATCAATATGGTTGCTTGTTTAACTGAGATAATGGCGCAATGTAAATTTAAATGACATTAATATTAAAAGGTTTCATAAACAATTGGAAATTAAATAATTCTGAGTCAGCTTTAAGAAGTTTTGTTAAGGCTTATAGTTACAGATGTTGTGGTACATTAACTACAATAATAATATCATATTGTATTACAGGCAAATTTATAGTTAGTTTAGGAATAGGAGCTATTGAAATGATTGTTAAACCATTTATATATTGGTGCCATGAACGTGTATGGTCCAGAGTTAAATGGGGAAAATAATATTTTATGTATGAACTTAAAGATTTTTTAAAAGCTATTAATGAAACAAAAGAACCTTTA